GTCGGCTTCGGTCGTGAAGAGGGGTACAATTGCTGACTTCTTACCATCAGTGTACTTAATGCGATAGCTGGCAAATATCTTTTGGCATAAAGCCATATTAAACCATTTAACGCGAGAAGATCCAATGGAATCATCACCAACTGTACCTAGGTGAACATTACTGCGAAACTTTGCGACTTTCTTAAGCACAGCTACTGGTGGCTCCATATCAAGTTTGCCTGTTATTTGTTCAGCTCCTGCCAGATAATACGCCACTCTGTGTAAAAGAGCGTTGCATGTACCGTTAAGGAAAATAGTCAAATACAGCCTGATGGAACCCAACCATCAACGACAAAAACGTCACCGTTCATTAAGAAGATAGACGTGGCTAAGTCGCAAATGTAGCTTTCTAGTGCAGTTAATTGTTCGTCCGTATATTTGAAAAATGGTGACGCAGCCACTTCTCTAGCAATTATGCCAGCAGCGCGTATAAGTTGACCATTAATTACTAGGTCATACTTACTAAAATCACCTTCAAGAATCCATTTGGTCTCAAAACCAAAAATATACTCATGAAGTTGATCCCATTCATCATTAACACAGTTGACTCCTTGCCAGAGTTCACTAACTAAGGGAATTGTATATAATGCATCAAGTATAGGGAGAAAAAGCTGTTTACCATTCATGAAGAACGGCATGCTATAACAGCTAAAGGCGCGGACTTTTTCAGAACCTAGAGGGACGGGTTCATCTTTCAGGGCTCCGCGTACAATTGGCCCGTGCATCTCACCGTGCATATGTTCTTGCATGATGAAATCGCATCCATCCTTGATCTCCTGGGTGACAGTGTATGTTTTATTTCCAAAAATCGGATCATAACTCACTTCCAACCAATCGATCTTTTTCCCTTTATACCCTGGACCACCAGAAGTGTTAGCATCCAATTGCTTGTAATACTTTTGCTTCGGAACGCCATTCAGCGTTTGATCCATTGTGAGCATGCCATCGACAGGTGGTTTGAAATCGAGCTTCTTTAACTCACCAAGAACACCATCTAGATATTCTTCCATGCAATGCTCCAACAAGGGAGGATAGATTTCATGCGCATTTTGGGTTCCTTTGGTTATGTAATCACCAAAATTAAAATTAGCACGAAATTTGGGTCTACCATGTTCCTTTGGTAAACCAGCGTGCTCTAAGGCAGCGCTACCCGGCGACGTTTGCACATCGGAAAAATATTGCGAACGTGTGCGTCTATCACTTCCTAAAACTGAAACATTATGTTGTTCGTCAGCTAGCAAGAAATTCAGACGGGAACGGGGGTGGAGATCACCTAAATCAACTATAGGCAATCCCTTAACATCCTCATTGTGGAATCCTTTTAGTTTAGATACCAACATGGGGGTGCGGGCTGATTCGGGATCTATTTTGACGGTGCGCATTGCATCCATCCCTTCTCTAATAGAGGACTGCGTTAAATCATAACACACAGCCTCCAAACAGTTGGGGGCAGTTCCTTCTGCTGAACCACCACTATGTAAACTGATAATTCGAGGGGATGTAACCGATATTACGGGAGAAGTACAATCTCCTTTAAAAGTCGGAGTGCGCATTTTGTGTCTGCTGCCACGAGTGCGTATACCTAATTTGTTGCCATTATCCATTTGGTCAGTGGGATCGTACAATAGATCGTACTCTCTCGCCGTACCATCAGGATTCTTAGCGAACATCTTAGCGGTACACTTACCGCGAGGTTCATCAGCAAATAAGTTCAATATGCTAGCCACACCGGAGCGTGTATTAACATAGAACAAACCAAAATCCAAATCTCTACCTTGAGAATCTTTAAGTTGTTGATAATTAACAAGGTAGGTGACCACTGCCGTGGTCGGATCATTTGCTTTACGGTAGATCTTCACCGTTGGATAATCACCGACACCATCCAACATGGGTTTCGCCATGTGGTGAGGGAGAAGTAAGTGACAATGGTCAATAAAAAGACCGGTACTTCGCGAACCAATCTTCGGACAATCAACTAATACATAATTCTTGGAAAGCTTATTCCAAATTTGCATAGGAGTCATCGTCTTAACTTCAGGAGGTGATATCTCCTTAACCGAACTGATAGAAGGTTCCCAAAATGATTGTTCACCTTTACGCTCTACAACATCTTCCATAGACGTCGGAGCCAAGTTGCCCTCAGTTTCGATAGGCGATACCTGCTGAAACGTGGCTGCTAATCTTATTGCATTGCGAACGGCTGCTATGGCAGCATACGTCGCTGCAAACACGGAAGCAACTCGCATGGGTGTTAATCCACCTGTGAGAGTTTGATTCGCGTGTCTGAAAACAGCTATGGTAGCAGCACGTCTGATTTCTTCAGCCATACAACTAAAGAAGATAACCATAATCAGAAATAAGGCTATCCAGACAGGCATGGTAAATTGTTTTATTACGAATACAATTATCCAAAAATTCGAAGCGGCAGCAAACCAAAAAGTCTTACGCGAATGAAATCGCTCATACAATATCAACAAAGCTTCCCACAACAACTTAAAAACAACATAGGTCGTTGCTAGTGAAATTCTACAACAATAGCGATGCAGAAGTCTTATCACAGCGGGTGGCTCCCAACCAGCGAAGTGGTTGATAACGTCATAATAGTATGCTCCAGCGAATCGTTCTACAAATTGAAATACCTGTATTGCACTATCACTAAGAGCTTCTGGCTCGATCACGGAAATTACACCACCGTGCTGGTGATAGGAGAAGGATTCTCCTAGGGCCGCATGAGTATCGGCGATAGAGTAACCGTCACTCTCAGGAAACACTCTATTTTCTAATGGTGTTTCAGGGGCGTCGCAATCACATTGTGATGAGCCCTTATC